ATCATTTTGTTCAAGTACCAAATAAAGATGGTAGCACTACACCAATTTCATTATCTCAGTTTGATGTAAATTCACAAGAATTTCAAAGTGCTTTAAATGAATTTAATGAAACACAGCTATTAGATACAAAAGGGATAAGACCTGAGTTATTAAATAAATATTTTTTCCCACAACAAAATGCAGCTTTGCGTAAAGCTATGAATAAACAAATAGAAGCAAAAGCAGATGCAAATATAAATAACTATAAAAATCTTATTTTAAATTCTTCTTTACAATATTTTCGTAATATTGATAAATACAATAAAAATATAGAATTAAATATTATTGATACTGATTTCCAAGATGGAGAAAGCTATGCTTTATCACAATTACAAGAAAATACAGACTATACTGCTTCATTAGGTTTACCAGAAATTGTTTCACCTACTGGTATGGTCGAAATAATTAAAAAGAATAGTTATCAAATTTTAAATGATTTTGAAAATAATAAAGTTTCTTGGGTAGAAGCACAGTCTGAATTAGATGATTATATAGATTTCATGAAAGGAATAACAGTTGGACCTAAAGGTTTTACTAAAACAGGACAGCCAGTACAAAAAACATTAGGAGAATTTTTAGATCAAGACGATAGTATTTTTGAATTAAAAAAAGATATATATAAAAAAATTAATGATGCAAATAAAGAAGAATCTGATTTAATTGATGCAGCAAGCAAAAAAGATATACAAGAAACTTTTAAAACTATTAATTATTCAATATCTCCTTCTGATCCAAACTATACAAAAGTTTTAAAAAGTAATGTAAAAACTTATAAAGAATTACTTACTAGACACAAAGACCTAAGACAATTTGTTGTTAAAGAATATAATCTACGAAATGATAATATTGATCTTTGGTTTGATAGATTTACAAGAGATTATAATAATGGCAAATTTGGTAGTAAAGATAAAGCTAGAGCAAGACTAGATAGTTTTATGATTGCTTTAGGTGCTACTGCAAGTGATGAAGACAGAACAAGATATGACAAAGCTTTAAAATTGATTGGAAAAGAAAATGCTCAAGGTGTGTTGTCTTCATATCCAGAATTTGAAACTACTCTTAAAAATATGAAAGAAGCTTTAAGAGAAGATAATAAATCTGGATATACATTAGTAAAAGCAGGTTATACAAATGCTTTTAACGATCTAGCAAAACGATATAGAGATAAAATTGATCTATGGGCTTCAACAGATTATAAAACTCAAAGAGAAAAAGATGAAGCAAAAAACGAAATTATTAAATTTATGAAAGAACAAACAATATTAATAATAGAAGATACTTATGTATTTGAAGATCCTCTACTTAAAAAACTATCTGACTTATATAGCAAACCAAAACTAAATCAGAAAAAAACCAAATCTTATCAAGGACTAGCTGATGGTGGTCCTGTTAAAAAAGATGAACCTGTTATTGTTGGAGAAGAAGGTAAAGAACTTTTCGTACCAAAAAGTGATGGAGATATAATATCAAATGATGTTATTGAAAATTCAAATCAAGAAGCAATTAAAGAAACAGAACAAAAAACTATTTATGAAGTAAAAAGTGGAGATACTTTAAGCTCTATTGCTAATAAATTTGAAGGAGTAAATTATCTTAATATTGCTGAAACAAATGGCTTAGATACAACAGAAAAACAAAATAACATTAATGTTGGTCTTAAATTAGAAATACCAAAGATAACAATACAAAAATCAACAGGAGAAATTACACCACTTATAGAAACAAAAACAAATTTATGGAAAGGTTTTAATGGTGCTACTGTTTATGGAAGTGGAGAAAGAAAAACTAATTTAGAAAAAGACAGCAAGTATGTTAAGAGTGTTATAGACCATGCTTATGCAGATGCTTCTTCTCCTGTCATACAACAAGAAGCCACAAAAATATATTCACAACTATTTTATAGTAAAGAACCAGAAGATATAAAAACAAAAAATGCAATAGTAAATATGGTATTAACAGAAGCTACTTTAGGAAGTCCAGAAGATATAGCAGGTGTGGTGCAAAGTGTATTTATGAGAGTAGCTAGAGCAAGATTAAATACTATTAATAGAGATCGTTTTAAAGAAAATATTATAGAAGAATTAACTAGAAAAGAATTAAATGATAAAGGTGTTTTAGTACCTATGTATCAAGGAATAGAAGATTTTACAGTAGAAGAGATTACATCTACTAAACCAGTTAAAGAAAGTCAGGAGACTTATAATAAAATATTCAGTATGTTATGGGAAGATACTTCTCAAAAAGATAAGTAATGACTTTTACACCAACAAATAATGAACTAGGTTTTGATAAAGAAAAGCCTGATTTAGACATAGATCAAAAACTTAACGAACTTGGATTTGAAGACGAAACAACTGTTGATACAGAAGAAGATCAGCAACCAGAAGTTAAATTTGAAAATGTCTTTGATAATAAAAAAATATTTAATACTAATAAAAGTTGGTTGGATTGGGATACAGAATATGATTTTAATGATTACACAAATACTTTTTTACAAGATGGTAATGAACCTTTTGATTTGTATGCAGAACCAAATGACAAAACAAGAAACATATTTAATAAAACTATAGACTCTTCAGTTGGAGAAGATACAGTACCAAATCTTGAAGGACGTTTAAAATTTTTAAGTCTTTATGATTTTATAAAAGGTAATCAATTTACTAATTTAGGTTTTAATAATAAACCAATCAAAGGCTTAAGAGATAGAGGTGAATTTTTTAAACTTATAAAAAAAGAAACTGGTTTTTCTGGTGAAGAATTTTTAGGAAATAAGATACCCAGAGAAAAAGTAGAAAGCGAAGAGTTCCAAAATGGTCTTACAAATGTAATGAAACATTATGAAGACAAAGGTTTTACTATCAATATGCTTGAAGCTGATAACGAGTCGCAATTAAATAAGTTAGCAAAAGGTATGGGTATAGAAATAGGTCTTGGAATGATGGCAGATTATGTCTTTGCACCTGCACTCTCAATATCAGGTCTATGGCCGAAAGTTATATATGGTCTTGGTCAATTTACAGTTGGTTATACAGCAGATATAGAATCACAAAAACAACAGTTAAAAACAGAAGACAGAATAAATTTTAAACCTGACCAACGAAGAGCTATTGCAGCAGGTTTTACACAAATTATTCCTTTTGGTAATACTATAAAAGGTTGGAAAGGTGTAGCTGCGTCAGCAGGTTATGGTAGTACGATTGCTACTACTGAAACTTTTATAAGAGATTTACTCGGAGATGATATAAGTTTAGATGAATACTTTGCTAATGCAGGTTTAGGTGCTACTTTTGGTGCGTCTTTAAAAGGTTCTATTGAAGGTTTAGATAGTGTTATAAAAAAATATAAAAACTTTAGATATGACAAAATCAATAATATATTTAATTTATCAAAAAAAGATATACAAATAGTAGAAGAAGCAAATGAAAACATAAGCAAAGCAACTAAAGTTTTAAAAAATGATATACAAAGTAAAGGAGAAAACTACGATAATATTGGAGAAAAATTAAAGAATGAAGGATCTGGTACAAGTAGTCAAACAAACGTAAGACCTATAGATGGTTCTGTAAGAACATATATAATGCCTAATCAATTTAAAAATACAAAACCTAATTACGGAGATGCACCAATAATTTTTCAGTCTGATTTTGATAAAATGTCTTGGTATCTAAGATATAAAAAAACAAAACCACCTAAGTATGCAGATAAAATTTTAGAAAGTTTTATAACTCAAGGTTTTACAGAAGCAGAAGTAAGACAACATGGAACTAACATACATGAAAAAATAAAACAAATAGTTATTGATAAAACAGGTAATGCAAAAGCAGGTCAAGGTAACACAGTAGGATTAACAATAGAAGTACCTGCTGATCCAAATTACTCTCAACAAGTACAAACAAGTATTACTGGCAAGAAACAAAATTTAGGTGATCTTACAAAAAATCCTCAGTCAGTAGCGTTTGTAAAACAATTTAAACCAAGACAACAAGAATTAGTAGAAGCAATAATAAGACAATTAAAAGATGAAAATGTTTTTGTAGGTTCTAAAAGTCAAATACAAACAAGACTTGAAGGTTTAGGAATGTTTGATGAAGGAATTGTTAAGTTATCAAATACAACTGCAATAAAAGAATATGCAGAAATGTATGCAAAGTTGTATGACTTAGTTCCTAGTGATTCTTTAAACTTTGCAGTCTCACAGGTTATAACATTAGCAACAGAAAATGTAGCTAATAAAAACCAGATAATGATGGATCTTATTAAAACAAAAGATCCTTCAAAAATTAGTAAAGCGATTGATGATTTATTTGAATCATTAACAGATGTAGAAGAATGGCTAACACTTGGGTTGCCATTAAGGACTCAAGCAGGTAGAACTGTTAAAGCTTTTGGTATGAAACCAGAACAAGGTATAGAAGGTAAAACAGTTGAAGAAATAACAGGTATGACAGCAGCAGAAAAAGCTGCTGCTACTGCCAAAGTACCTGAGTTACAAATAGATATTGATGACGCAATAGCAAGAAATCAATTATTAAAAACTAGACTTACAGAAGCTTTAGAAGAAGCCACAAAAACAGGAGATTATTCAAGACTTAATCAAGCAGCAGTTACGTTAAAAGCAGCAAGTGGAGATCCTAGAAAGCTTGTAGCAATTCAAAATCAAGACGCTATATCGACATCACTTATAAAAGGATTAGATAAAGGTGCAAGGATCTTAAATGAAATTGGTATTAATGCTGTCTTATCTGGTCCTAATACACAAGCAATAAACTTATATTCTGGTGCAATGATGACATTTATGAAAGCAATGAATAATTTTGTGGGTGCTAAGAGTGTTCAAGAATTAAGGGCAGCACAACAATATATGTCTTATTTATTTTATAACTTAGATTTTGGTG